AAATCCAGTGGTAGTTCCCCCGCTCAAAGCGATAACGCAATTTACCCATTTTGGAATATAGACGAAGGTACAAGTACTGTACTAAGGTTCCTACCTGACTCTGATCCAAATAACACGTTCTTTTGGGTAGAACGACAAATGATTAGACTTACATTCCCAGGAGTTGTAGGTGGTGATCAGAAACCAACAACCGTACAAGTACCTTGTATGGAAATGTTTGGTGAAAATTGTCCAGTTTTACAAGAAGTAAGACCTTGGTTTAAAGATCCTTCTTTAGAAGACATGGGCAGAAAGTATTGGAAAAAAAGAAGTTATATTTTCCAAGGCTTTGTAAATGAAAATCCTCTTAATGAAGAGGCACCAGAAAATCCAATTAGACGTTTTGTTATTGGACCTCAAATCTTTAACATTATTAAATCAGCATTAATGGACCCAGAAATGGAAAACCTTCCTACTGATTATGTTAATGGTACTGATTTCCGTTTAGCAAAAACAACCAAAGGACAATATGCAGATTATTCCACTAGTAAGTGGGCAAGAAAAGAAAGTGCATTGACTGAGGAACAACTTGGTGCAATCGATACGCATGGACTATATACTCTTAATGATTATCTTCCTGCAAAACCTACAGAAGAAGGTGTACAAGCGATTGCTGAAATGTTCCAAGCAAGTGTTGATGGAGAACTGTATGATCCAGCAAAATGGGGTAACTTTTTTAAACCCTATGGACTCGATACAGGAACAAGCACTCAATCAGCATCTGCTCCTGTATCAACAACTACAACAGAGAGTGTGGCTCCTGTAAGTGCTCCAGCACCAGCAGAAGCAAAAGTTGAAGCAGAGCCAGTTGCAGAAGCACCTGCTACACCTGAACCAGCACCAGCAACTGCAACAGCAGAAGCAAGTGGCGACGCAGGTAAAAAGTCAGCAGATGATATTCTTGCAATGATCAGAAATAGACAATCAAGTTAGGAGGTAGATCATGCAAAAGCCTTTTGACTTAACAAAGTTTAGAACTGGACTGACTAAAAGCATTAGTGGTATTAGTGCAGGATTTCATGATCCAAAAGATTGGATTAGCACAGGTAACCACACACTAGATTATCTAATTAGTGGAGACTTCAATGGAGGTATCCCATTAGGTAAAGTTAGTGTATTTGCAGGTGAGTCAGGTTCTGGTAAAAGTTTTATCTGTTCTGGTGTAATTACACGAAATGCTCAAAAAGCCGGTTGTCAGGTTGTGTTGTTCGATTCTGAGAACGCACTTGACGAGCAATGGCTACAAGCATTAGATGTAGATACATCTCCAGATAAACTTCTACGTGTTAGTGTTTCAATGATAGATGACGTTGCTAAAGCATTGTCTGAATTCATTAAAGACTACAAAGCAAATTATGGCGATCTGCCATATGACGAAATGCCTAAATTAGTTTTTGTAATAGACAGTTTAGGTATGTTGCTAACTCCGACTGATGTAGATCAGTTTAACAAAGGTGACATGAAAGGGGATATGGGTAGAAAACCTAAGGCACTAGCCTCCTTGGTTAGAAATACCGTGAACCAGATTGCACCTTTTCCTATAGCCTTAGTGGCTACAAACCATACTTATGCAAGTCAGGACATGTTTGATCCTGATGATAAAATAAGTGGTGGGCAAGGCTTTATATACGCAAGTAGTATTGTTATTGCGATGAAAAAACTAAAACTCAAGGAAGATGAGCAAGGTAATAAAACATCAACAGTACAAGGTATTAGAGCCGCATGTAAAGTAATGAAATCCAGATACAGTAAACCTTTCGAGGCTGTTCAAGTTAAGATTCCTTATGCGACAGGCATGGATCCATACAGTGGTATGTTAGAAATGCTAGAAACAAAAGGCATTGTGGTTAAAGAAGGAAACAAACTTGCATATACTTCGCCTGTAACTGGAGAAATCATCAAAGAGTTCAGAAAAGGCTGGACAGACGACAAACTTCAGATAGTTATAGATGAATGGGGACAAAATCCCATGGCACAAGAAGATGAGCCAGAGGATATTGACCCTGAGATTTTGGAACCAGAAGTAGAGGAGTATAACGATGAGTCCTGAAGTAGCATTACTTTATGATGTGTGGGAAGGTGTAAAAGACCAAGTACCACAAAAAGAACGTCTTCATACTGCAGAAAACATTGTCAGATCGTTCGACGACAATGTTGACATCTCAGATGCTGAAAACAATTTACATGATTTTGATAAAGTCATGCAGGCCGCAATAGTTAGCCATTTTGACATAGGCTTTGAGGACGAAGATGAAGATGAGGATTGGGAAACTTAATGGCAACCTATTACAATAAAATTGTCGAGAACTTAGGTAATATCGTTGATGCTATTGCGTATTACGAAAAAGAACTTGATGATGCAAGATGGGAAGTCAGGATCAAAGGGAGTCTGGAGAAAGCCTCCGCCTCCCTCCCCGGTCTTACAGAGTATCGCTTCAATCAATTACAAGAGATTGAAGCAATACTTGAACATCTAAACATAGAATTACGAAAAGAACGAGCACAAACATTTCGTAAGTATTTAGAAAATTACAATAGAACTTTAAGTAGTAGAGACGCAGATAAATTTGTAGATGGCGAACAGAGTGTTATAGATTTGACTCATTTAGTTAATCAGTTTAGTTTATTAAGAAACAAATATCTAGGTATTATGAAAGGATTAGATGCTAAACAATGGCAAATAGGACACATAACTAGACTTAGAACTGCTGGAATGGAAGATATAGTTATTGATTAAAATGAAAACATTTAATGAAAAAACTTATAGACCTTTACCAGAGCAACTTACTATTAAACCTAGTAAGATAGATGGATTAGGATTACACACAAACGAATACCTTGATGCTGGTACTGTATTAGGAGAAACTCATGTGCTGGTACATAACATGGATAGGCACGAATGGGTAAGAACTCCATTAGGAGGATTTATAAATCATAGCGATGACCCTAATTGTTACATAAGCACAGACAGAGGTGACAGAACTTTACACACAATTAAACCAATACAAACTGGACACGAACTAACAGTATATTATAGATTCAGAGGATATGATGGTACTGCAGGAGATGATACAGCACCTAATATAGAAGAATGAAAAATAAACTTGAGGATCTATGGAGAAAATTTAAATCATGGAAATTAGCCATGGAAGTTAAATTTATACTGTGGAAAGTTGATAGAAACATTAAAAATTACCATAAAAAGCAAAAAAAATTACAAAAAAAGTAAAAAATTGCTTGACTTATAGCAAAAATTTGCTATTATATATACATAGTTTAAATTAATAACCGTGGGAGGCAATATGCAAAACTATGTAAAAATAAAATCTGGAACTTATCGTAGTTCACCATTAAAGGATATGATCTTTCCTTTAATAAAACCAATTAGTTATGGAAAACGTGGTGCATTTGTAACTGTAGATGCAAGTGCTGTCATGAATCCAGATTACAAGAAAATTAGAGTTCTTGTAAATGGTCCGTTAGACCTTGAACCTTCTAATAAAGAAGATTACGAAAAACTAATGGGCATTAAAAAACCTAAGGCTAAGAAGAAAGAAACTCCTGAACAAGCAATGAACAGGATTAAAGGCCGTTTCCAAATCCTAGATAAAATGACTGATGCAGTTGCTAACAATGTTGTTAGAGGACTTATTGTATCAGGCCCTCCAGGAGTAGGAAAAAGTTTTGGTGTTGAAAAAATACTTGATGAGTATGAAGCAATGGCAAAACTAGGTGGTAAAACTAGAACTGAAATTGTAAAAGGTTCTATGACACCAATTGGTTTATACCAAACACTTTTTAACAATTCTAATGAAGGAGACATTTTAGTTTTTGATGACTGTGATAGTATCCTTTTTGATGAAGTATGTCTTAATATGTTAAAGGCTGTTTTAGATTCAGGTAAGAAAAGAACAATTACTTGGAAAGCAGAATCTAATGTCTTAAGAAGAGAAGGTGTGCCTGACAGATTTGATTTTAAAGGTGGCTGTATCTTTATTACTAACGTGAATTTTGAGAATGTTAGAAGCAAAAAGATTAGAGACCACTTAGAGGCTCTTATGTCAAGATGCCACTACATTGATTTAGGAATGGACTCAATAGAAGACAAGTTTTTAAGAATTAACCAAATTGTTAGAGATGGTATGCTTAAAGAATATGGCTTTAGTAAAGAGTTCGAAAAAGAAATTATAGACTTTATGATAAAGCATAGTGCTAGACTCAGGGAGATCAGTTTGAGAATGGTACTTAAAATTGCTGACTTGGCTAAAATGGATTTCGATAATTGGAAAGAAATATCTGAGTCAACATGTATGAGAAGGATTAACATTTACGAATCCTAATCAGAACTGTAGATTTACAGTTCCCCCTAGTGTTCGAAAACCTCCCACATCGAACACTAAGAGTCCCCAGGAGTTCTTCCAGGGGACTCGCTTTTTAAGTTTATTTTTTACTTGACTTTTTTCAGTATCAATGTATAATGATTTTATTATCTATTATTTTGGAGAAAAAATGAACAAATTTGATAAGAATTTTCACATAAACTTTAGTCCCCTATACCTTACAGCCGTATTCATGCTGTTTATGTTATGGGCAAGTGAAGTTAAAGGTGATGAAATAGAAGAAATTGTTGTTACAGCACAACAAGAAATGGAATTAAAAGCAGATCCTGTTGAAGATACTTCTTTAATTGAAGTAATACTTCCTGCATTTACATATAACGCAGGTGGATATGGTGGCTTTACTGGGTATAACGAAAGAGGTGCTCAAACAAATCATACAGCAGTATTTGTAAACGGCATACCTGCAAACGATCCAGGTGCAGGATGGTATGATTTTGGACATGATATTGCTCATGGACAAAAAGTAAAAGTTATTACTGGTGCTAATAGTGTAATTTATGGCTCTGGCAGTATGGCAGGAACAGTATTAATACAGGATACAATAGAACATGGAATTACATTTAGGAGAGGAGATAATCAATATATTAGAGTTGCTCCAGCAGAACAAATAGAATTTAGTTTATTTGATGGCAGTAATGGTAGTGCAAGAAATGACAACGATGAAAAAGATCATTATGTTAATAAAACTGCAAGAGTAAATATTAAAGCAGGTGACTTTACTATTGTTGGAAAATTATCTGACTACGAATATGATTATGATAATTGTTATAATTATGATTGGGGTCAAAGTAATGATTGTGTACAAGAGGGCGAAAGATATAATCTTGCAATTAGAAATGATTATTTTACAATAGGAAGAAACTATAACAACGCAGATTATTTTACTGGAGATTTATCTAATAACGGTGAATATTATCATTATGATCAGACTTATGCTAACGAAAGTTATAGGGATTATGTTAGTGTAGGGAATCAAATGGAACTAAGTAGAAATCTTAATATTGCATTTGGATTAGACGCAGAAAAAATTTATTACAATACATCAAGTTGGCAAAATATACAAGGCTCTATTGAGGTACAAACTGAAATTACAGAACCTGGAATATTTTATGCAGAAGATGATCTTAATAAAACTAAGCCATTATGGACAGGAGAATATATTGGTACAGGAGAGTTTGATATTTCTTATGTAGGTGATGGAATATACACACTAACAGAAATAAATGAAAAATACACAGACGAAAATATGGGTATATATTTGTCAGCAAATGCAAATTTTATATTAAATTACAACTTTGGTGTTAGAGTAGGTAATGATAACCAAAATGCTCTTAGACTAGGTATATCTAAAGGAGATTGGTTCTTTAATGTTGGTAATAGTTTTAGAAAACCTAATCTGTATGAATTAAATGGAGATGGTTATGTAGATGGAAATGCAGATCTAGATCCAGAGCAGGGTGTTGGTGCAGAATTTGGATATGGTGCAGTTAGTGTATTTGTTTATGACTTTAAAGAGGCAATAGAATACATTCCAGGATATACAACAACTATAGAAACAACATCAAAAGTTTTAGATGCAGAGGCTTCTCTATATGTAGATCCTAATGATGAAACTAATAATGGTCCTGGTATAGGGTGTGTACTTAATCCTAATTGGAATGCAAATGATGTAATAGCAACTGGATTACTTGGTTGTATATATAAAAATGAGACACTTACAGAATATATATGGACAAATGCAACATA